GCCACCACCGAGCTCGGCACCGGGTGGACGCCGCTCGGCTACGTCGGCGAGGACGGTGTGACGAATGAAAACAGCCCGGAAACCGATTCAAAGAAGGCCTGGGGCGGCGACATCGTGCTGAAGCTTCAGACCGAAAAGCCGGACACCTTTACCTTCAAGCTGATCTCCTCGCTGGATCTGGACGTGCTGAAGGCCGTATACGGCGACGGCAATGTGACAGGAACGCTGGCGGACGGGATCACCGTTACCGCTACCGGCGAGGAGCTGCCCGAAAAGCAGTGGGTGATCGACATGGTGATGCGCGATAACGCCGTGAAGCGCATCTACATTCCCTCCGGCTCCATCAGTGAGATCGGCGAGATCGTCTACAAGGACGACGAGGAGGTCGGCTACGAGCTTACGATCATGGCTATGCCCGGCTCCGACGGCGCTACGCATAAGGAATTCATCAAACGGGCCGCGGGCACCGGAGGCGGCTGATGACGAAGACGCTCACGACGCCCAGAGGCGCGGTGCTGGAGATCGAGCTGACGAAGCTGGACGATATGCGGCTTTTTGACGCGCTGGTCGCTCTGCAGGACGGCGATCCCCTGCAAATGCCGCGGATCATGAATCTGCTCCTGACGCCTGAGCAGAAGGCCGCCGTCTATGAGGCGTGCAGAGACGAGAACGGGCGGGTCCCCATCGAGGCGGTCAATGATGAGATCCTCGCCATCTTCAACGCCTTCAACGAATCAAAAAACTCCTGATCCTCGCCGCCATGGCGGCCAGAGACGAAGACGCTCTGGTGTGCGACATGGCTGAGACCTACCACATCTTCGATTACCGAGCCTTGCCGCTGTTTCTCGCCGCAAGGCTCGCATGCGGATTGCGGGAAAACAGCCGGAGCAAAATGCGGCTCGCCGGAAACCGGATCGAGCTGAGAGACGCGCTCCTCGCTGCCATTCTCGACCGTGTGAGCTTTTTGGCATGGGCGCAGACCCGCGACGGGCAGAAGAACCGAAACCGCCCTGCGAGCATTCTGGACCGTCTGATGCACGAGCCGGACGAAGGTGAGACGCCCGTCGTTTACGCCGGCGGCGAGGAGTTTGAAAAAGCAAGAAAACAGATCCTGCAAAGGATCCTCGGGGAGGCAAAAGCCAATGGCTGATATCGCAACCGCATTTGTAAAAATCATGCCGTCCGCGCAGGGGATCAGGGAGCAGCTGGGAAGGCAGTTCGAGGGCGAGGGAGAATCCAGCGGAAAGAGCTTTGGAAAGGGCTTTGGCGGATTGCTGAAAAAGGTCCTTACCGGCGCGGCTGTCGCCAAATCACTGAAGGCCTTCGGCAGCATCGTCCGGCAGGGCGTCGACGCCTACGCCAGCTATGAGCAGCTCGTCGGCGGCGTCGAGACGCTGTTCGGCACCGGCGGGCAGGGCCTTCGGGAGTACGCCGCCAGCATAGGAAAATCCGTGGCGGATGCTGCCGGCGAATGGAAGGCGTACAAGGCAGCCCAGAATACCGTGCTGCAGAACGCCTCCAACGCTTACGCCACAGCCGGACTCAGCGCCAATGCCTACATGGAGACCGTCACCGGCTTTGCCGCCTCGCTGAAGCAGAGCTTTGACGGAACGGCAGCCGGGGCGCAGGCTGCGGCCATCGCGGCGGATATGGCAGTTACAGACATTGCCGACAACGCCAACAAGATGGGCACGCCGATGGAGAGCATCACGGCGGCCTATCAGGGGTTTGCGAAGCAGAACTATACCATGCTCGACAACCTCAAGCTCGGCTACGGCGGCACGAAGACCGAGATGGAACGGCTTCTCGCCGACGCGCAGAAGCTGACCGGAGTGAAATACGATATCAACAGCCTGGCCGACGTTTATTCCGCCATTCATGTGATCCAGGGTGAGCTCGGTATTACCGGGACGACCGCCAAAGAGGCCATGAGCACGATCCAGGGCTCGCTGAACATGACAAAGGCGGCATGGGAAAACGTGCTTACCGCGCTCGGCGGCGGCGGAGAGCTCGACGGCGCAGTAACGAACCTGATCACCTCGGCCGCGGCCTTCGCGGGAAATCTCCTGCCGGTCGTCAACACGGTGCTGACCGGGATCGTTTCGGCGCTGCCGCAGCTGGTGACAGCGGCGGTCGGCTTTGTGCCGCAGCTTGCTACCACGCTGATCGCGCTGGCCCCGACGCTTCTGACGGCCGGGATCCAGCTGTTCACGGGGCTTGTGCAGGCGCTGCCGATGATCGTCCCGGCGCTGATCGCGGCGCTGCCGGGGATGATCACACAGGTCACAACGGCGCTCGTGACGAATCTCCCGCTGCTGATCGGGGCAGGCGTTCAGCTGTTTCTGGGGCTTGCCCAGGCGCTGCCGCAGGTGATCCCCGACGTCGTTTCGGCCATTACGTCGGCCATTCCCGATATGGCCGGGGCAATTCTTGAGGGGATCCCGGACATGCTGTCGGCCGGTATCGATCTGATCAACGGTCTGGCGGCCGGCATCTGGCAGGGCATTCAGTCTCTGCTCGGAGAAGTCGGCGCATGGTGCGGGCAGATCATTGCCAAGGTTAAGGGTGCTTTTGGTATCGCGTCGCCGTCGAAGGTATTCCGGGAGTTCGGCAAATACCTCGACGAGGGACTTGCGCTCGGCATCACCGGCAGCACGAGCATCGTGCAGCGGGCCGTGGGCGATCTCGCCGGGAAGACCACCGACGGCTTCGCCGCCGTCGGGGAGCTCCGCTCCGGCATCGGCACGCCGATGGGCGCGGTTTCTCCCGTGAAGCAGAATATTGTCAATCTCAACGTTTCCGCGAAGGAGCTCACGAAGAGCGATACGGATTATCTCGTGGAGACCGTCAACCGCAGGCTCGGAGGGTTCGCATGAACAGAAAAATCTACATTCAGAACGAATCCGGAGGCCGAATCGCACTGAACGGTGAGACAGGGATCACGATCGTCGATTCCACCGGCTTCGGTGTGGACACCGCCGAGGAGTTTGCGGACATCGGCTTCGGGTTCTTCTCTCCTGTCAGCACAGACAGCCACCCGCAGCAGAGCATTGCCGGAACGCTGTTCTTCAAGGGAGCCGACACGTTCGCCATGTACGAGACCTTCGCCAACTTCCTTATGAGGGCCGGCAGGCTGTATGTCGTTGCGGAGCTCGTGAGCGGCGTCGGTGCTTACATGCGGGAGGTTCGGGTGAATTTCATCACGAAGGGCGAGCGGGAGCGCAACCATCTTCAGGTGCCAATCAGCTTCCTTTCGCTTACCCCGTGGTTCAGAAATACAAAGCTGAACATCCGTCTGGATCGCGCTCCGGCGTCCGCCGCGCGGTTCGGTACCGAATTCTTCGGAGCCGCAGCGTTTACCGCGGCGTTTGATTCGGGCTTTACCGTTGAGATTCCGCCGGACGGGCAGCTGCCGGCCGTCCTGCAGCTCACGTTCACCGGCGCGGTGACCAATCCGCGCATCGAGCTGCGCGGCGTAGGCACGGGAACGCTGTACTGCCTGTGCGCCGTTTCCGTCAAGCTGAACGCCGGAGACCGGCTGGAATACTCCGCGAGCCCCGTCGATGCGTTCATCCGGAAGGTGAGCTCCGGCGGTGCTGTAACGGATCTCATGGATCGGGTCGACCCCTCCGCTGATCCGTTTGCGCTGATCCCCATCACCGAGCCTGTCCGTCTGACGTTCAGCGGAGACGCGGAGCCTGACGGCAGCGCAGAGGCGTCTGTCCGGTATTACTACAGGAGCATATAGAGCTATGATATGCAACATTCGCAGGCTGTCGACGTGGGAGCATCTCGCGTCGCTTACGGCGTTGGACTGGGAGCTGCCCCTCTGGGCGGAGGACGACGAGCAGGGGCGGGTTACCATTTTCGGCGAGCAGCCCGACTACAGCGGGCAATGGGCCTGCATCAACGGCGGGCTGTTCTTCATCTCGGGCTCCGCGCCCGATTCGGGCAGCACGAAGCTGACGCTCCGGCTCCCGCGGTACGCCTTTTCCCGGGAGCTTCCCTACAACGGGACAGGCTCGGAGACATACGGCGAGTTTATCGCCGGGATCCTCACGGCGGAGTACATCGGGCAGGCGGACGCGGAATACGCGACGCCGTACCTTTCCGTTTCCAGCACGGATAAAACGGCGTTCACGTTCCCCGTCGAGAGCGGGAAGCTGTACGCGCTTTCGGATATCTGGACGGCAGCAGAAAAGGCAGGCGTCCGGTTCGTGTTCTCGACGGCGCCGGAGGCTCTGACGCTTACGGTCGAGACGGGCGAGCCGAAAACCGTCAATCTCTTTTCCGGCAATGCCGGTGTGATCGTGTCCTCGCAGCAATGGTCCAGCTCCGTCGTCGCGAAGGTCACCGTGCGGCCGGAGGGCGGTACGCCGGAGGACTGGTATCTGCAGGAGGACGGCAGCGTGGCGCAGACCCCGCCGCAGGAGCGGCTCCACGGGCAGTGGACGACGGTGGAGATCAGCGGCGACAAGCCGCCGCAGGAGGCGGCGCAGGAGGCGATGGACAGCAACACCGCCGGCTATAAGATCGAGCTCCATACAACGCGCACCGATCTGCAGCTCGGCGACACGGCAAGGCTGCGCTCCGGCGGACTGACGCGCAGCATAAAGCTTTCCGCCTGCATCGCATCAAGCGCGGATGAGCGCAGGAAGATCAAATGCGGCACGCTGGCGGCAACGCTCTCGGATGCGCTGCGGCAGGCGACGCAGGGCAGAAAATAGGAGGGTCATTATGGCTATTTTACCGTACAATTTTGAAAATCAGGCGATCACCGCCGCCGGGCTCGCGGCCGCGCTTCGGGCGCTTCTTGCGGACGGGCCGCTGCACGGCTGCGCAATCGGCTTTGACGGCGCAGCGGTCAGCATCGCTCCCGGACGCATCATTATCGGCGGCTACGTTTTCCGCCTGTCCGCCGCGGCCGTCGTGGACGTTCCGACAACGGAGAGCACGGCCTCGGTCGTTGTGCGGCTTGACCTGAGCAAGCCGAGCACCGCCGGAAGCTTCGAGCAGATAGAGCTCCGCGCCGAGGCGGGCGATTACACGCCGATCCGTTCCGATCTCGACGCCGGCACGGGGAACGTTTACGAGCTCGTCCTTGCGCGGGTCACCATTGCCGGTGAAGCGATCACCGCCGTTTCGTACACGGCGCCAAGCGCTCACCGGGCCTCCCATATAGGCACCGCCGAGCCGGGCGCCGATCTCGGCGTGTACGGGGATATCTATCTCAAGTATGCAGAATGAGGTGAACGGAATGGGAACGTTCAGCACTGTAGCGCCAACAAACGTCGTCGGTTGGAGCGAGGAAGTATCCGGCGAAATTGTTAGCATGTACAACAAAGGAAAGTACGGCTATGCCTACTATTCCAAATGCGCTGTTACGCGGCTTTCCGATAACTCTATCTGTGTACGGATAGAGATGTATTCCAATGGGATTATGGGATGGGGAGCGGCAAATAAAGCGGCGTACATCCCATGGGGTAACAATGGTACGGAAAACGAGTTCGGCCCGAGCGAAGCGTACAATTACGGCAGCGGCTTTTATCTTGCCGCTACTTATTACTACACGCTTCCTGCATCATATAAGGGTGCGACGGTGACTGCCGGAATGACCAGCGGGCACAGACCGACTACGGCAAACAGCCCGGTCACTCTTGCCGTACCGGAGCCGGTCGGGGACGCGGTTTATCTCAAGACCGGCGGCGTCTGGAAGCACGCGCAGGTCAAGGTCAAGGTCGGCGGCGTCTGGAAGGACGCCGTGGCAAAAATCAAGGTCGGAGGGACATGGAAATGACAGAAAAAGAATTGAGACAGAAGGTCGTCTCTACGGCCGAGGCCTGGCTGGGGACGCGCGAGTACAGTGATAAGCATTACGAAATGCTCGACATCTACAACGCGCAGAGCCCTCTGCCGCGCGGCACGCGGATGCAGGCGACGTGGCCGTGGTGTGCGGCGTTCGTGTCTACCGTATCCTTGCAGTGCGGACTGCGCGGCATCATGCCGACGGAGTGCGGCTGCCCTGGCATGGTGCGGCTTTATCAGGAGCTGGGCCGCTGGGTGGAGGATGACGCCTATGTCCCCTCCCCGGGCGACGTGATCTTCTACGACTGGCAGGACAGCGGCGTCGGCGACAATGCCGGACAGCCCGACCACGTCGGCATCGTGGCTGCCTGTGACGGGCAGACGATGACCATCATTGAGGGCAACTGCGACAACGCCGTCAAAACGCGCAGTCTTGCCGTGAACGCCCGCTTCATCCGCGGATATGGTGTTCCCAACTACGCGAGCAAGGCGGACGGCGCAGATCCGCAGCCAGCGCCTGAACCGGCACCGGAACCGGCACCGGAACCGACTCCCACGCCGACGCCGCAGCCTGAACCGGAGAAGCCCGCCGTGGAGACGTCGGTTGACCCGTTCATCACGGCAAAGGCCCGCGAGGTCATCGCCGGAAAGTGGGGCAACGGACAGGCTCGCAAGGACGCACTCGCCGCATGGTTCGTAAAAGCCGTGCAGGACGAGGTGAACCGGATTCTCGGAGGCTGACAATGGAGGAAGTGACCATGGACAACGCGGTCAAGCTCGCGGAAGTGGACCAGCGGGCGCGCAGCAACACCCGGCGCATTGAGAAGCTCGAGGAGGTGCAGGACGAGATCCGTTCTCTCGCAACCTCCACGGCGGTCATGGCGCAGCGTCTCGGCGAGGTTGAGAGCCACGTCGATGAGATCAAGGCTTCCGTGAAGATTCTGGAGGCAAAGCCCGGCAAGCGCTGGGAATCGATCGTTGAAAAGCTGATCTGGCTGGTCGTCGGCGGCGTCATCGCCGCGGCGCTGGCTCAGGCAGGAATTATTTAAGGAGGATCATCAATGACCAAGAAAGACATTGTACGTAAGCTCACGAGCCGCAAGCTCTGGATGGCGGTCGCCGGTTTTGTGGCCGGTCTGATCGTTGCCTTCGGAAAGTCCGAAGCGACGGCGGAAACCGTTTCCGGCCTCATTATGTCCGGTGCGTCGGTGATCGGCTATCTGCTCGCCGAAGGCCTCGCAGACAGCGCAGGCAACAGCGGCGCTGACCCGCCCGAAGAGTAA